AGGCGGAGCTGCCGGGCATGAATATCCTCGACCTATGCCCGCCGCATCGGCGAGAGATTGCCGAGGAAAACCTTCGGAACGCGGTTCAGACCGGGAGCAGCTCGTACTTGCCTATCGAGTTTACGGCGGGGGAGGGCGCGACCATCAAGCTCCAGGTCAATTCGACCCTCAAGGAGCGCAATGGCCGGCCGGTGCTTCTGTGCCTTTATACCTTACGCTGACCAGTGCTCCGCGGTGACGGCTTGGAGTAACTGGCTGGTGGTCATCGCGAGCTCGCCAGCGGTGGAGCGGTTGAGCTCCTGGGCCCAGCGCTCGAAAGTCATGCCAACGTGGTCGTGGAAGTCCTGCTCGATACCAATAAGCGGCCAGCCACGACCGTCGGCCATTTCCCAGAAGACCAAGTTACTGCTTATATAGCGCACCTGCTGCGACACAATCGTGCCTGCGAACGCGCTTAGCTCACCGGACGACTGCAGGGCGCGGACGTCTGAGAAGCGCAGGGCGCGTACCTCGTTCAGGGTCAGCCCCTGGTCTACAGCGAACAGCACCGCTTGGCGCTGCTTGAGACGCAGGCCCGCGAGCCGCTCGATTAGAGCGGAGGCAGTTTTGGGCGGGGCCGGCGGGGCCCAGCCGTAGATGGGGGTGTGGGTCAGCTCGCCCACGGCGGCTTTGAGCTCCATCTGGTTAATGATCTCCCGCGTGACCTCGTCGGCAAAGCCCGGGGTGTGGGCCAGGGCCAGGCTCTTACTGAGTGCAACGATGTCCAGGCGGGTGATGGAGGTGGCGGGTCGAGACGTTAAGGGGGAGGGCAGCTGCTTAGCCAATCCGCTGGTAAGGCACTGCCCGAAAGATAACTCTGCCATGTTGTGCTCCTCTATCCGTGAGGAAATCTAGCACAACATGGCACAAACGCACTAGGCGGCGCCGGCTTTTGCCTCATCCCGGCTCAGCTGCAGGCCGATATCGGTGACAAAGCCAGTCGCGCTGAAGTGGTTGGCCTCGCTAAAGCTGGCGATCTGGAAGTCGTACTGCGCGGCCGTATCCCAGGTCAGCTCCTCGGTCAGACCTGCCACCATGCGCACGCGCAGGTACGCCAGCTTGCTCAGCAGCGCATCGGGGTCGCCATTGCAACGGTCGATCTCCGCCTCGATCCGATCGAACCATCGTTCAAGCAGCGTGGTGCTCTTGCCCCCTACATATATGGCGGCGTAGTTGAAGTCGAACTGAGAGGCGGCCCGACGGAACTGCTCTACGCCGCTGGGCTCTACCACCGTAATCCCTATCCGGCCCGCGTCCATCAGCTCCTCAAGCTGGGCGACGGTGGTGCCGTACATGGCGCCCTTGAACTCCACATGCTGAACGACCTGGTCATTCATCATCAGCTCAGCGGCTTCCTCGGCCGAAATGAAATCGTACTCGCGGCCGTCCACCTCCCCCGGGCGCGGGTCCCGGGTGGTGAATGACCGGAGCATCGCGAACTGGAAGGGCAGGGCGGCGACCACCTTGCCAGCGAGAGTCGTCTTGCCCGAACAGCTGGGGCCGGTCAGGGTGAGTACACTTGGCCGCTTCATACGCCTACTCCATCGGTTACGGGCTTGTCGCTGCGCAGACGCTTCAAGCGAGGGTGACGCAGTGACTTGTCAGGGGTTTCCTCGTGGTACTCGACCTCGACCATCAGGCCCAGGTAGGCATCCTGGTTATCCCAGAACTCGGTGCGCATGGCATCGGACATGCCGGAGACACGAACCTCCACGCCTTTATAGTCCACCAGCAGGGCGCCCAGGGTGTTCTCGTACTTGCCGGTGCCGGGCTTGTAGCCGGTGATCGGGCAGTCCACGGTTTCCTCGCCCTTGATCTTGAGCCAGCCGGCGTGGCGCTTCTTCTGGTAGGGGGCGGCGAGATCCTTGACGATCACCCCTTCGCCACCCTTATCGAAGATGCTTTGATAGATCGCCTGGACCTCCTCGTCGGAATTCACCAGATACTGGTGGACCGGGGTCACGTTGGGCATATCCGGCCCGCCGTTGAACAGCCCCCGCAGGGCGGCGCGGCGCGCGGAGTAGTCGACTCCGCCACCGCCTTCGTCCCAGGTCCGCTTAGCCATCGCGTCAAAGACATGAAAGACCGCATCGGCCGCTTGAGCCCCTTTGCGACGCACCTGGCTGACGGTGTCGTTAAAGGAACTGGTTACGATTTCGCCGTCGAACACCATTAATTCCCCTTCGCCCCCATAGAAGCACTCCATGGTGGCCTGCAGCTGCGCGCCGATGTGCTGAACGGATTCAATCTCCTTGCCGGAGCGGGTGTAGAAGATGAACGGCTGCGTCGCGGAGCCCACGGCGATACAGCGAACACCGTCCAGTTTGGGCTCAACGGCTACCGGCCAGCTTTTGACCAGGCGCGGCTCGTACTTTTTGGCCAGGGCGCACTTGAACACAGGAATCAGGCCCTTCGCGGCGCCGTTCACGGTGGTAATGCCGGCGCCGCAGCGCAGATCCTTGCGGACGATGCGGGTGACGACGGTATGGGCCGGCGAACCTTCGACCAGGTGTGCGCCGAGTGCTTGCTGGGCGGCGCTTGCGCGAAGCCCCGCGGCCCGCACATGATCCAGGGCGTCCATTACCACGTTGAACTCGTCATCTGCTGGCATGCTGAATTCAGCGGGCTGGTCCGCCTCAACGTGCGTTACGTTGTAGCGCCAATCCGGGTGCAGCGCTGCCACCACTACGCGGCGGAAGCGATCATCCTCCAGGCTCTCCTTGAGCAGGGCCTTCTTAGGCGCGGCCTTCGTCACCGCCGCCAGGGCATCGAGTTGGTCGAGAATGGTCTTAAAATGGCTCATTAGTAGCCCAGCTCCTTGAGTCGTTTCATGTAGGCGACCGGGCTCTCACCGCGCTCGCGTGGGGGTTTGGCGCCGGTGGGCGCTTGGTTGTTTGCCGGGCTTGCCGGGCTTTCGTTAATCGCGTTCACGGCGTCAGCCATGGACTGCGTCTGGATAGCTGGTTTCTTGGGCGCCGCAGGCTTGGCCGGCGAGCCAAAGCGCCCGCGCTTGTAGCTCTCCGAATCCTTGTTCACCGGTCGGGCATAGGTGAACTCGCTCTTAACCTCGATCGGCTCGGCATGAATGCGGCGAGGCTCGTAGTAGAGGGCGTGCCCCGCCTCTTGCTCCTCTGCCATCATTCGCACCGCCGAGCACCCGTTGCAGGACAGGGCTTTCTGACAATCAGAGAACTGACCTTCGGCCAGGCCCCCAGGGCTCCTGTGCTTGGCGATGATGTGTTGACACACCGCGTAGCTCTGCCGACGTCCAACGTGGTCGCAATGCAGATAGTGGGTATTCGTCCCGTGAGCGGACTTCTCGATTGGATAGACTTGCTGGTCGGTCATTACCATGCTCCCCATGATTCGCCGTAGGTCTCGCGCTGTTTATCGGTGTCGACGGCCGGTTGTTGCTTACGCTGCTTCCGCGGATCGTGCGAGCTGAATACCGTGACCACCCGGGAGAACTCGCTGAAATGCTTCGAGAGTGAATCGACCACCGCCTCGACAATGACCTCCTCCCCCACGCAGGAAAGGGCGCCCACAAGCGCGTGATAGTTCGATCCGTCATTGGGACTCCCGTCGCTGAATACGGAGTGGATGACCTCCATGTAGCCCTTGGTGGGGAGCAGCTTGCCCCGGAGCTTGGCCCGGGCTTTGTGCGGCGCGTTGCCGACGCTGGACTGCGGCGCTTTGTTGATCCCGCCGAACAGGGTGAGCGTCTTTTTCCCGTTGTAAGCGAGAATCCAATACTTCCCGCCGCCGGCGCTGTCTGCTGTTAGAACGTGAATATCCATAGCTTTCTCTGTGCGTTCTGTGCTTTGTGTAATTATCGCTTACACAAGCGGGTGCGCATTCGCGGCACTCACTTTCGGTAGCGCTGGTTGATTTCCTTCATCACCAGCAGCTTGGTGTTACTGGTCACTCGAAAGGCGGTGCGCACGCTGTCGATTACTTCCGCCGGGGTCGCTTCGTTCGGGTCTTTGCCGGTCGGTAGCAGGGCGAGGTAGGCCTTGAACCCCAGACCGATCAACTCCTGGCTGGTTTTCAGCGCCTCCAGGGCCGCGCCCCGGCTCCCGTCCCACATCATCACCACCGATTCCAGGCCCTCTGCCTTCAAGGCCCGCAGCTGGCGAACCTGGTTCAGAGGGTTGTCGCCACCGGACAGGTGCTTGCCGAACGTGCCCACCACGCCAATACCCGCAATGCGGTGGGTGGCCAGCGCTTGGTGCGTTGCCATGACGTCGAACGCGCCTTCGTTCACGATAAGAACCTTCCGGCCGCGCGCTCGGTGGACGTTGTAGAGGTAGCAGGCGGTGCCCGGCAGACCCGGTGGGAACAGGTACTTTTGGGCGGACAGGCCGGTGATATCACGGCCCTGGAAGTTCACCAGCGTTCCCTCCAGGTCGTGCACCGGGATGACCAGGCGGTTCTCGTATTTCTGGCCCTTGCGCTCGCCCGCGACCTCGTAGTTCCACCAGGCGTCGACGGCGAACTTGAGCTGGAAGTGCGCGGCCGTCGCCGGGGATATCCCGCGGTCCTTGAGGTAATTCAGGTACTGCCCGTCGTTGGTGGGCATAGGCACGCTGGCCGGCAGGCTCACCGTCGGCAGCGTTGTCGGCTGCTGAACCTTGGTTTTCACCTTCTTGGGCTGCCAGCCCAACGACCGGGAGTAGTCCTTGATGTGCGCGACGGTGTCACGGCCGTTCGTGTCCAGGTGCGCCTGGATGAACGTGTACTTGTTGAAGCCGGGCTCGCCCTGGCAGGCGCCGTGGAAGCAGTTGCCCAGACCGTTGTCGGCGTTCAGGTACACCTTCCAGTCGGTGCCGCCGCAGCGCGGACACTCCTTGATCTGCAACTGCAGGCCAGAGCGCCCGTGGCTGTGCCGATAGTCGACGCCTTCCATGGAGAGCCAGTCCTCCATGTCCAGGTCGTCGAGCAGGTCGCCCAGCTCGTCACTCATAGGAACTTCTCCATCACCCATTTCGCGCATACGTCGCGCTGTACCAGGGGCTCGTCGAACCGATGGTCCTCGACCGTCACCCCTGTGCGTTTCAAGCAAACAAACCCGGGCACCTGCTCGGGCCCCTGGGCGATGCCGGCGGTTGAGCTGGCCGGCAGCGGGGCGGCGGTGAACAGCACCGCCCCAATGAGCGTAAGCACTTGCTTACTATTCAATGCCCAGAACCCCGGTAATGAACTGCATTGCCTCCATGTTCTGCGTCACCCTGACGGTGTACTCGCCGCCCTGGTTTCGACTGGCTGCAAAGTAGAGTCTGGCCTCGCCCCGCTTCCGCTCCTCGTCGTCGCGGTTGATACTGATAACCAGGTCGGCAATGCGGATCTTGTTGAAGTCGTCGGCGGCGTGCTCGGCCTTCGCCGTGCTGGACTTAAAGCCGTCGCGGTTGGTCTGAGTTGCGGTCAGCATCGCGGCGTCCTGCTCACCGGCGATCGCCCGCAGCTGAACCCAGATCTCCTTGCTGTCCTCGCGGGGCTCGCCGGTGCGGTGGTCCGGGGCCATAATGTCGGCGTAGTCCACGACGATGACGTCGAACTTGATGCCGTCTGCGCGGTATTTATCCAGAATGCGGCGAATGTCGGACGGCCGGAGCGACCCGGTCGGGAACTCGATGACCTTGAGGTGGCCAGCGCCCCGGGCGGCGTCCTTGATCTTCGCGTCGACCTCCATGATCCGGTCGGGAATCGCGTCCATCGCGATGCCGGTGATGTTCGCGTCCATCCGCTCAGAAATGATCTGGTCGGCCACTTCGAGGGTGAAGTAGATTGCGTTGTAGCCCGCGATAGAGGCGCGCAGGGCGTGGTGACCCAGGCCCATCGACTTACCTTTCTTGGCACCGCCCATGATCACGGACAGCTCTTTGCGCCCCCACCCGTTGTGGAACAGAAGGTCGTCAATGCGCGGGATACCAGTGGTGATGCCGCGAGGCTTCATGCGGCCGGCTTTCATTTCCTTACGGATATCTGTCCGACTGTCGATACCGGACCAGTAGTCGACCTCTTGGAACTCGGCGACAGCGCCGATCTGGAAGGCCTTGGTCAGTCGCTCCTGCACCTTCTCGATGCGACCCTCTTGCACGTCCTCGACCGAGTCCATGTAGGCCTTTGCCACCGCCTGGCGCCGCGCGAAGGTCGCGACCTCGTCAACGGCGTAGTCCACGTTGTCTACCGGGGCGCGCATCAGCTCCTGGAACTTGGTCAGTACGTCGGCCTTGTGGTCGGGCTTGATGCGGCGGGTCTCCAGCGCCTGCTTGAGGACCTGCTTCCAGATCACCAGGTCCTGCGGCACCTGCCGGTACTTGTCGTAGAAGTCCTGCCCCAGGCTGATCAGAATAGCTTCCGCCTGGTTCTCGAAGCTCTCCGGGGTGATCAGCCCTTCTGTGCGTCGGGCGAATCCGTTGTCGCGCAGGGCGAGGGCGGCGACCCGGCTCTGGAACTCCTCGGCGAAGTCGAACTTCTCCTCTTGAGCGGAGGCGGTGTCGTTGTCAGCGGAGACGGTGCCGCCGCCGCTCAGCTGCTCAGCCAGAGCGTCGTCAAGCGCCTCCTGGGCCGCTTCACTCATTGCCGGCCACCTTCTTCGGAACCACGATGCATTCCAGCGCGCTCTTGTAATAGATCAGCGCTTTGCCCTCGTTCTGAGGGTTCTCAAGGGTCACGGTGTAGCTGTCGAAAGCGATCAATGTGCCCGTCACTACGGCGTCCCGGTCGCGCATGAACAGGTCAACGGGCTCGCCGCTGCGCATGACGCGGTGCAGGTCCGCTTCGTGGCCCGGCACACGGGGCTTTGCAGGACCCTGGGGCCGGCGGCGCGGGGCCGCGCTGCGCGTCTGCTTGCGATGTTCACGGCCCTGACGGGCAATATGGGCTTGGTCTTGACGGTAAGGTCCGGGCATTACTGCTGCTCCTGCGATGTGTGCGCTTGATTATGTGCTTAACTATAGTCAGCACTGACTTACTTTGCGAGTTGAATAACACCCTGACGAATGGCGGCATTGGTGACGGCATTGGCCGCCTCCTCACCGAAGGCCGCGCGGTATAGGGCCGGGGAGAGCACGCGGTAGTCGTAGATCAGGCTCATGGCGCGCAGGGTGTGCATGTTCACCGTTTCGCGCAGCTTCGCGATAAGCCAAACCTGGTGCGCATTCTGCAGGTCGGTGCCCTCGTAATTGTCCAGGTGGTAGTAGCTGCTGCGCGCGGGGACAATGCACGACTTCTGACGGGCCTCCCACGCCGCGAGCACCTCGTAGCGCATGGTGGTCTCGTCCGCGCTTTTCTTGCTGCTGTAGAGTTGCGCCGGCTTGGGTAGGTAGCGCCAGTCGCGCTCCTCGGCAAATGACAGCGCATGGGCGCAGTGGAAGTCGTAGGGCATGCCGTGCTCGTCGGCCCACTGGCGAGCCTTGATCAGACCTGTGAGCTGGGCCTTGGAGTGCAGCAGGGGGTCTTCACCGCGGGCACCGCGGATAAAGGGCGCTCGCTTGTAGTCGATGCGCCGGTGGCAGGCCAGGGCGAACTGCTCATTGTAGATGTGCGCGAACAGGTAGGTGGCTTCGATCGGGTGGAGGAAGCGGTAATCCCAGGCCTTGGTCTGGAACAATGCAGCTTCCCGGGCCCAGAGCTTGGGGTCGACGAAGGAAAGCGCGATCTCCTCGTAGTCATCCCGGGAGCAGCCCACCCCGTGGATGTCGGGATAGACGTCAACTGAATCCATAGCGCCCTCTTAAAAATAATATGTAATAGATGATTGTTATTAGAGTATTAATATTTAAGAGAGCGCTTGGATTAGTTGAGTGTTATTCGTCCTCGTAGCGGTCCAGCACGTCACCGACGAACCCGGAGCGCACGCAGTCCGCCCGGGTGAACCGCACTACTCCGGTGCGACGCAGGCCCTCCAAGCGGTCCAGAGCATCAGCCAGGCCCGGGGTGCCGGTAATATCCTGCTGGCCAAGGTCGCCGTTCACGATGACCTTGCAGTTGTGGCCGATCCGAGTGAGCAGCATCTTCATCTGGCGCGGGGTGGTGTTCTGGGCCTCGTCGAGAATGATCCAGGTGTTCTTGAAGCTCTTGCCGCGCATGTGCCCCAGGGGGATGGGCTGGATGCGGCCGCCGGCGATCATCGCCCGCAGGTTGCCGCTGCCCAGCACGTCCTCCAGAGCGTCGCGGACGGGCTCGAAGTAGGGCGCGAACTTCTCGTCCAGCTCGCCCGGCAGAAAGCCCAGATCCTCGTCGCAGTCTTCGGCGGGGCGGGTGATGATGACCTGGTCGATCTTACGGTCGCGCAGGTGCTCGGCGGCCATGGCGGCGGCGACGTAGGTCTTGCCGGTGCCCGCGGGGCCAACCCCGAAGGTGCACACGTTGGTCTGAATGGACAGGATGTAGTGGCCCTGGGCCTCGGTCTGCGCTTCGACCGGCTTGGGGTTGGGCTTGCTGTGCATCGGCACGACATGCGGTTGCGGGTCAGACTGCTCGGAGCGGCGCTCCTGGCGCCGTTGTTGCTTCCGCCGACTCTTGGACATTTCAGCTCCTTAAACTGCTCTTGCTGGGTTAGCGCTTACTAACTTCGCCGGTCACACAGCCTCGCTGGGGAGCCGGGTGTACCACTTGCCACCGATCACCGCGTGGTCGCGGATCTCGCAGTGCTCGATGACGGCGCTTTTCTTCTCGACATCCAGGTGCGCCAGCACAAAGCCATTGCTCCACTTCTCGCCCTCGCAGTATTCCGCGTCGCGTTTGTGGCCGGCGGCCATCTGGTGCCACTCATAGGGGCCGGTGCGCGGGTCGAACAGGGTTTTGCAGACGTGGTTGTGGTGGTGCCCGTTGACCCCCGGCATGCCCCAGCTGGCGGCGTAGGGGAAGTGGTGGGCCAGGAAGAAGTCGTGGTAGACCCGGTAGCTCTTGCCGATCTCTTTGGCCACGGCGTGCTTGTTGCGGGCGGCGAGGTCAGCCTTGGAAATGTAGTTGATCTCGAACTGCTTGATGCCGAGCAGGTCGGGAATGGCTAGGCCATGCAGGTCAGACAGGACGGTCTGCAGGGCGGGGGTCGCGTCAGCCAGGTGCCGCAGGAGGCGGTGCTCGTGGTTGCCTTCGATGTGGTCAATCTGGGCGTCCGGGCAGGCCTCACGCAGCGGCCGGTAAATCTGCTCGTGGACAAACTTGATACGGCCCACTGGGTCCCAGCTGCGCGGGTCGACGCCGTAGCGGCCGAACTCCGGGAGGTCGAACACATCGCCAACGAACACCACGGTATCGGGCTGGGCGCGCTTTGCGGTGTCCAGGAGCACCCGCAGATAGAAGGGGTCCACATCGTGGTCGTGGAGATCCGAGCAGAGCAGCATGGTCTGGAAGCGGCTGCCACTCTTGCGCTCGTAGTCGTTGCCCCATTCGTGTCGGCGGTTCGCCTCGCGGTAGTGGTCCACCGAGCTGTGGCTGGCGATGTGCTTTTCGAGCTGCGACTGGTGACGGTTCAGATCCAGGCCGGCGGCCCGCTTGAACTCCTGGAAGGTGCCGAAGAACCGGTTCCAGGTGGAGTCGGTGACGATCGTCTGGTTGCGGAATTGCGTGCGGGTGAGGAACTTCTCAGGCTCCAGGCCCTGGACCCGCTTGAGCTCACGGATGCAATCGTCTTCGGTCCAGTGGGGGTAGAACTGCTTGGTGGCGTCGTAGGCTGGGGCGGTGTTGTTGCGGCGGCCGCGGTCGATCAGCTGGGGCAGGGAAGTATCGCCAGCCTCTCGCCGGGCCTTCATCTGGCTGGCCCGGTTCTTTACTCGCTGGTAGCTGAGGTCGAGCTCCTGGGCCACGGCCTCGACTGAGGGGAACAGCTGGACGTCGTTATAGACGGCCGCGAAATCCTCATTGCTCGTGGCGATCTTCTCGGGCATTGGCTTTCTCCTGCGCTTTCAGCACCGCGTCGATGAGCGCATTGAGGCGGCGGTTGGTGATTCGGCACTGGCCGGCCAATTCCGCATCGGCCTCCAGGATGATCTTTAGGGACGCCGCGGGATCACCCTCCAGAGTGGTCGTGTCCAGCGGGATCAGAGGCAGAGGGTCCGGTCGCTTGAGCAGACCCTCGTCCATCTTCGGACAGTAGTTCGTCACCTCGCCGGGCCTGGTTGAGCAGGCGGACAACGCCAGCAGGCTGAGCGCAAAACTGGTCCATTTCAGGCGTGACATGCTTGACCACCTCCCGGGTGATGTAGCGGGTTTCGGTTTTGATCTTGAGCTCGTCGGCCCAGAGCTCGTTGAGGATCTCCATGGCGATCTGGTGGGAGCGATCTTGCTCGTCGAGGGCGCGCTTCAAACCCGCGTTCTCTTGCGTCAGCGCGTCGACCTGGGCGCTCCTATCTGCTTTCTGGTACCCAACTCGGTGCCCGTAGAAATAAGACCCCAGGCACGCAATGAGACCGACCAGCAGCAGGTGAGGGAGGAACTTCAAGACCGGGCCTGCCCAAGTGCTTTGACGGAGTTGCCCACCTGACAGGCGCCGAACAGGGCGAGGCACAGGGTGGTCCAGTTGTCGCCGGTGATCTTGTTGATCAGCAGAAAGCCGGTGGCGAGTGCCAGGCCAACGCCCATGAGGCAGACAAGGGCCACGGCGATCTTGTCGTCGATGCTGGTCTTTCTGAGGATCTCGCCCATCAGCTGGCCCACCGGTAGTGCGTCTTCTTCCCGACCTTGTAAGCGATCAGCTCCTCGCCTCGCTGCAGGGCCGGCGGGTTCGAGAGGCCAAGGTGGACCCACTGGTTGTGCTCAAGGATGACCTGGTCCCAGCCCATGTCGCCCATTTCCTCGCGGATAAAGGTGAACAGCTCGGCCGGGGTCAGGCCCACCGCGTGCATATCCACCGCCAAAGCCCTCATGTGCGCGCTGGTCTTTGATCCGCGGATCTTGCGGTTCAGGCGCTTGCAGCGAAAGGCGGACGAGAAGTACACCGGGACGTCATGGCCGTGGGCGGCGCTGAGGCGGTCACGGAGAACCTGCAGCCAGCGGGCCAGGCGTAGGGCATTGGGGAGTAGGGCATTGGGAATGCGATTGTCGATGCCGTAGCGGGTTGCGGTGGCGGATCGCTCGAACTCGTGCCGCGGGAAGTTGGTAGGCCATTGCTCGGTCATAATTATCCCATCAGCTTCATGGCGACAGCGCCGGCGGTGAACACCGCGGCGATGCTCACCAATTTGGTAAAGAAGGACATGCGGAGAGTGCCGACCGCCTCCAGAAAAGCGCTGATCCGCTGATGCTGGCTGTAGTGCTCGTGGGGAGGCATGCCGCCCAGGTGCTCGTCGAGCTTCTGGACGATCATCTTGTGGAGGCTGTCTGAAAGGCGCTTCTCCTGGAGCGCCATCTCCAGCTGGATCTCCGTCTTGACGGACTCAGCTGCCTTGCCTGCCGCCCTGTCAGCGGTATCGTTGACCAGTTGCATGATCTCGGCATAACTCTTGAGCTGTTCGGTCATCGTCGATACCCGACATTCTCTTGGGGCGGTGAGCCTATAGTGTAAGTCAGCACTTACTTACCTTTCAAGGAAACAGGCAATAATCTGCTCGAAATAGCATCCCCAGGGCTGGGTCGTTATGATGCGCAGGTCTTATTCAAGGAACTTGCTATGAAGAAGTTACTATTGCTTGCGGCCGCCGGCGTCGCTATCTCCGGGTGCACGACAACGGTTCAAGACGTAAGAACCGCGGGCTACGAGCTGAGCGTGGAGTCCGATTATCCGCCGAAGGTTGTTGAGCCGGCGCTCACTTCAAAAATCGAGGAGTGCTTTGCCGCCAGCGAGTACGGCCGGGTGATCGGCAGCTTTTACGAGGTCTCCGGCGGCGCACGCATTACCTTTGGGCTGCACGGCCCCTTTCTTGACGTGACCTACTTGGTCGTTGAGCTGTACCCCGATGATCGGGGAGGCGCCACCGGGGAGGCGCTGTACTCGGGCAAGAGCGGCACCGAGCGTATGGCAGAGGCTGTGAGAGCGTGGGCCGCGTCGATGGAAACGCAGCCCTCCTGGCAGTGCCGAAGCCCGTATTCACAGGGGTGATATTGGCCACTCGAAGCTCTCAGGGAAACCGGGCTGCTGCGGAACGTCTCTGAGAGCCTGAATGTAGACCAGGACCTCGTTGTACATGCCGCTCGTAATAGTAGTGGGGAGGCCCAGCTCTATTTCATCGCGGTGCCGGTCGCGAAGGACAATGGCGCTTGCTAGACGCACTTCCCGGTCAGCTCGCACCAGTTCCGCCAGGCGAGGCAGGTCAGTCTCCCAGCCGCGATCGCCCCAGACTTGGTACTCGGCCGGCGGCTCGGCGGTGCAGTCATCGGGGGTCTCGTCCTCCTGGGCAATCTCCACAACGTGGCCGGAGGCCTTGCGATAGACGGTTCGCGTCGCGCCGCTGTAAATCAGCATTTCCCCTTCACGGGCGCAGACCTTCCGGCCGGCGACCATGGCCGACAGCGCCTCTTGATAGTCGCCCTCGGTAATCTCGATGCCATTATCAAGGGGGCCAGTGCTTACTTTGCATCCTGACAGGTATGGCATTATTCGACCCTCATGTACCAAGTTGCGGAAACGTTTTTGCTGCGGGTTTCACCCCCAACGCGCCCTTCTTTTACGCCACCTCCTAGACTGCTGCCCGTGCTCCGATAAATGCGAACGCCGCCCCCCGTTGCCATGTCAGACCGTGAACTAAACCCGTGCTGGTGGTCTTGAAGCTGATCCATCTGCAGAACGCCGGAGGGCCCCCGGGCGCGCACAAACGATTCTTCTGTGTTAATCAGGTGCACGGGCTCACCCTGGAGGGGGCCCGTGGCGATTTGGGCCGTGGCCTCGATCAAAGGCGCGGCGCCGGACACAGACTCGCTATTCAACAGGCCATGGTTGTACTGCCCGCTGCCGGTCTGGCCTGCGGTCAGCCGGATGTATTTCTCCGCGCCGCTGTTATCAGGCGGGCTCACGCCGTTCATGTGGTCCCACAGTGGAAAAGGCTCGCCGATTCGACGGCCACTGCCGCCGCCAATCCCCAGGTTAGCGATAAACGCCTGCTTATCCGGGATATCGGCGCCGTTCTGACCCCTCTGCAAGGCCCCATCGGCCTTGGCTCCTTGAGCGGCTGTAGCGAAGGCCCCGGCGTTCTCCGTCGCCGCGCTGCCCAGGCCAAGGCTGGTTCGGAATGCAGCCTTGTTCTGAATATCAGACCCGTTCTGGCTCACCCGAAGAAAAGCGGCCGCCTCATAGCCGTCGACCGTGTCGGCGTCCAGGCCTGAGCCTGAGCCCGCGTTGCCTTGAAGCAGAGAAAGAACCGCGCCGGCGGTGAAGCTGGAAGCGTTCAGCTTGGTGGCTATGGCCTGGGTCAGCTCGCTGTCGAGGGCGGACAGCTGGCTATCAAGGTGCTCACGGGAGACCGCAGTTTGCCAGTCCGACCAGCCCAAGTTCGGATATCTGCCGATTCGCCAGATAAACTGCCCGCCGTCGGTGTAGCTGTCGATGTAGGGCGACAGGATCTGCATGGCCCCGCCGTCCTGACTGCTGTTGTAGGACGGGATGTTGAGTAGACAGCCATAGCTCATGGGCCAGCCATTGGAGTCTCGGACGAACAGACTGCAAAGCCCAGCCGCGTGGAAGTCGCGCGGTGGCAAGGTAGCGTCGTTAAAGGGCGCGGAGTAGGGCGACATAGCATCCACCCGATCATGCGAGTGCACGGCTGGCGCCAGGTCGGGCTTATCCGTGACCTCGGCGTAGGAGGGCCAGCGTGTAGCCTCGGCCGGCTTATCTGTAATGCCTGACCACGCAGAGGAACCGGGTTCACCTTGGTCACCCTTGTCACCCTTCGGGCCCCGGATACCCTGGATACCCTGGTCGCCCTTCGGACCCTGGATGCCCTGGATACCTTGATCGCCTTTATCGCCCTTGAGGCCCTGTTCGCCGCGCAGATCCTGATAGGCGCCCCAACTCCCGTCCGGGTTCCTAAAGCGCAGGCTGTAGCCTGACCAGACGTGGTCCGGGGCCTCACCGGTGTCACCCTTGGGGCCCTGGATGCCCTGGATGCCCTGGCCACCCTGATCACCCTTGAGGCCCTGATCGCCTTTATCGCCCTTGAGGCCCTGATCACCCTTCGGACCCTGAATGCCTTGAATACCCTGGTCGCCCTTGAGATCAACATAAGGCCCCCAGGTGCCGTCCGATTGCTGGAATCGTACAGCCGTGACGGGCTGCGCGCCCCCACTCCCCCACTGTGAATCCGGGGACGGGCCGGTCAAACCCTGGTCGCCTTTATCGCCTTTATCGCCCTTAACACCCTGGATACCCTGGATACCCTGGTCGCCCTTCGGGCCCTGGATACCCTGGTCACCCTTCGGGCCCTGGATGCCTTGGTCGCCTTTATCGCCCTTGGCGCCTTGGATACCTTGGATACCCTGGTCGCCCTGGTCGCCCTTCGGGCCTCGAACACCCTGCGGCCCTACGAGGTCTACCCAGGCGCTCCACGTCCCATTGGGCCGCTGGAATCGGATAGCGGTTGCCGGCGCGGCCGTGCCATCGCCCCACTCGAAGTCGATGGCGGTGCCGAAATACTCGGCCATTTCAGCCATCGTCACTTTGCGCGAGTCCATCTCGCCTTCGACGATCTGAGAGACCTCGAACAGCTCGCTGCCGACAAGCGGATCTGCGGCCGGCAGCTGACTGATTTTCAGCGGAATCGGTTCCATCATCACTTCCTAATCTGAATAGTGCTCGGGCACCCGCAGGCCCCCATTTTCCTGGATACGAGGGCGGCCACCGACCGACTGGCGCTGGATCTGCTCCGGCGGGACCACCTGGAAGTTGCCGTGCGACTGCGCGATGGCCAGAGCATCCGGCAGGGCCCGCGGCGTGTACCTGAGCTTGTGCACGGCCGCACGGCCGCCCAGCGTCATCCGGGCCGCCACCGACGTTTCGGTGATTGGCATTTCATAGAGCAGGGCGCCTGCGAAGCACTTGGCGATGCCGCCGCGGTAGGTGAACACCAGCCGGCCGGAACCCGTGAGCGTCTTGGCCATGCCGGTCTTCGAGAGCGGGGTGGCCTGGGCCAGGGTGCAGGTCATCGACCAGGTGCCCTCGCCCTCCCGGAACAGAGGCACCCGCACGATCCGAGCCTCCTCGGTCTCGCTGGAATCCAGCAGCAACCCGTGGAAGGCCCCGTCCGACCGGTAGTCGAGGCGCGGGGCGCCAGGCGCGGCCACCACGACAGAGCCGTCCGCGGTGGTGTACTCAGCCTCCCCGTGACGACGGAAGGCCAACATGGCGCCGAAGCTGACCTTGATCAGGGCGTTCACTATCGCGTCCTCTTGTGGGCTTTGGCGGCGTCGGTGAACTCCCGAAGCCACGAGGACCGTTTGACGTGCACCGCCGGCAGGGAGCCGGAGCGGAACAGCTGGGCGGATGCAATGCGGGGCACCTGCGAGTAGGTGCCGGTGAAGACCTTGCCGTCGAGCGCCAGAACCACCGTGCCGGCGTCGTCCCAGCTGACCAGCAGTCGGTGCGGCTCGTCCGGGGTGAAGTCGTGCAGACCTGTGCTGACCAGCGTCTGAACGCCGTCAGGGCCGCGGAACTTGAGCTGCAACTGGCCGCCTCGTGATCCGGACGTGTTCAGCTGCAGGCGCAGATACTCGGTGCCGCTGACCTGGGCGTTGAGCAAGTACCAAACCTCGCCTGCGTCCGGGTTGAACCGGGCGGCCAGCTCTGCCTTGAAGGTCATATTGGTGCTTCGATACCACGGCCCGAAGTTGCTGATCGCGACCAAGTCGGCATCCCGTTCACCGAGAATCGCCCCCTGACCGATCATCGGTGAGGTGACGCGGGTGGTCAGCTCGTACTGCGGCAGCGCGAGAAAGAAGTCCGCGCCGGCGGGCGGGCGGTGATTCTCCGAGGCCCAGCCAGAATCGCTATTCCCGGCGTAGGTGGTCATGTAGACCACGAAGTGGGTGTAGGGGTAGCTGGTTCTCAGACGCGACAGGCCGATACGCAGCCAGCCGTCGGGAAGGTGCTCCACCTCGAAGGGGCCACTATCGGCGGCGCTGTTGACGCTGTAGTCGCCGGTGACGAGATCCACCGTCATGCTCGGCGTCGCATTGGCCGCCCTGCTCGCGGAAAGCCGAATCGAGGTAAAGCTGCCCGGCCGGACATACACGCTGGACGAGAACGACAGCGGCGTGCCGGTGTTCGTGCCGTACCCGTGTTCGATGCGCACGCCCTGACCACCGGCGGCGCTGATCCGGTATACGTTCACCTTCTCCGACCACGGCGCTTTGCCTTCGTAGGACACGTCGGCGACGCCGGTCATCTGCAGGTTGGTAAGGTCGTTCGGATTCGG